TTTCTCCCCCATCCAGGGGGATTTTTTTTGGCCTTCTCCAAAAGATTTTTTCTTTTCTTTTTTCTCTTCCCCTTTTTTTGTTGGCGGCTGTTTTTTCTTTTCCCAGGAGGAGCATTTAGGTGGGACCGAATGCGCGTGCGATGTTAAAGTACGCGTCATTCAGTGTCGCACCATGCGACGTGAAATGTCGTTTTATGCGTTGTTAAGTGACGGTACATCTATATATATAGAATCTAAGAATATATCTAAGAAGTAGAAGAGAGCTTTTAACAGCCATATCCAGCAGTGAATCAAGAGTGTCTACACAAGCCTCTCTGATGGCCTTCTACACCCTTCACGCTAGATTGTACCTGATGGATGGTAGAGGGGCCTTGTAGGGGCTTGCAGAGGCCTTAGAATGGTCCTATCGTGTGGTTGGGATGCGGGTAGTATACATATACCAGTACACAGGCTCCTTGGCTGGTGGCATAAATCGTAATGATTACGTTGTGTGAAGAAAGGGGGGAGGGGCTTCGCCCTTAAGAAATGCAACATTTTCGTACGAACTGTGACGTTAAGAAGGGTGACAATACGGGACTGTTAAGCTTTGTGACGGGGGGTTGACATGGCTGGATACATGCAGCTATGATAGTGAACGAGGTTCCCTTGGGAGGCGAGTAGTACAAGTACTATAGTACAGGTGTACTACCGTTATTGAGAATGGTTCTCACTAGTACAGGTGTACTACTGTGAAGGAATGTAACGAACTGGCACAGTGACACTATGGTACAGGTGTACTATGGGTATTTGTACCCTGTGGAAAACCTATTGCTATTGCGTCGCATTCTCAACAGCTGAGAACACAAAAAAATCCCGAATCTCGCGACTCAGGATCCTTTCAGTTAAGCTTCGTAACGCTTGATTGTTGCGTTGTGTTGCGAGAGTTGCCTGTTAAGCTTCGCTTCATGCTTGTGAAGCTTTGTTAATTCTCGCTGGATGTGAGCGACCTGAGCTCGGGACCAACTCAGTTCCCAGCTGTCAGCCATCGTGAGGTGCTTCACTTTGTCACCCCGTGGATGCGGCGCCAGGTCACCCAGGTAATGGCTTGGAGTGCTGCAGCGGTCATGCCCAACTCGTCGGCAGCTGTGGAATAGTCGGCCTTAATCTCACGACGCAGCTTGACGCCGATCGCGGGAACATCCTTCAGGCCTGTGCGGTTGGCCGCCCAGATGCAGAACGCGTGGCCATCGATGCAGACATCAGCGATCCCCTGGATGCAGCTGTAGAACTCCTTAAGCTTGGGACCTGACAGGATGGTCAGAACGTCTGCGTCAGTCAGGACACCTGCTTCCAGGATCCTGATGGCCTTAGCTTTGTTGGCTCCGAAGGTGCAGACTTTGGTCAGCTGCGCCTGTTCGGGTCCACCAGCGACATAGGCGGAGATCAGTGCGTCAGCGTCCTGCACGTTACGTTCCCAGCGATTGCGGGGTGACAGTGCTGCGATCACACCAGCTGCCTCTGCAGGGTGGATACCGTGACGGTCTGCCAGGTTGCGTGCGATCTGGCGTGCTGCGGGGTACCAGTTGATGCCGTCCTGCTGTTCGGTCAGGCTGGCCAGTTGATGAATGGCTTTGATGTTGTCAACGTTGGTGCGGGTCATGGGCTGGTTGCCTTTGGTTGATGTCTTAATGGTAGCGAGGGATGGGGCCCTGTGGCGGGCCCGTTAACATTTCTTTAGAACTTACCGACTGCGTCGAGCTCCTCCTTCTCAGCGATCGCGATGGCTGCACGGACGGTGGCAGCTTCGGTTTGGTTGTTGCAGATCAGGAGGTGAGTGTAGAGGTTCCAGAGTGCGCGGAGGTGGCCGTGGCTGGACTCGTAGGATTGAAGGTCGGACATGGGCTGGTGGCCTGTAGTGGTGTTGGGTGAGTGTTCCTCTCCCATGTCTCTAAGATAGTCGGTCGCCGTGTTGGTGCCTAGGGTATAAATACTCATTCCTGAATCTTGTTACATTCCTTCACAAATTACAGGTTCTACCTTCATCCTAGCACTGGGGAGGTCACTACCTGGGCGCTGTCACAAAGCTTAACATTCGGCCTAAAAGTATTTTATGGCAGGGTCGGTGTCGACCATTTCTTCTGCGAGCTTACCCCAGCTCTAGTTTGGTTTTTCGGTCTGGGAGCCTCCTCCCCTTGCTTGTCCCAATCATAGCGAAGGGCCAACCCGTAGGCCAGCCCTGTCACTTATCTTAACAATTGACCTGGGGAGCCTGTGACCCTGGCCGCGGCTATCAGCGGAGTGAAGCCAGGTAGGCGTCACGGCGAGACTCGAGCTCCTTGCGGCTGGGAACGCGGCAGGCAGCCTGCTGAGCGTCGGCCATGGCCTGCTGGAACTGAGCGAGTTGACGGGAGGAAGGACGGGACATGGTAGAACCTTTGGTTGTGTTGTGGGCCCTTGTGGGCCAGGGTCAGGAGGGGGATTCGATCCCCCAGCTTCACGCCTTGTCCTGATCAGAATCCGTCGGTGTCGACGGTGTGGGAGCGGTAGCGCATCAGCTCATGGATCCTGCAAGCGTGGCAGGCTTGGAGCTCGCCTGTGCGCTGGCTGGGGGTGAGGGCCATCACCTCACGGGCGCTGTTGGCCATGTTGGTGATGATCTGGTGGCTGGTGGTGTAGGGGAAGAGCATTTGTCTTGTGGGGTGGTGGAGGTGTTGTCCTCCATGTCTTTAAGATAGTCGGTGGGGGTCGGTTTGACAACCCCCGTTTCCTGAGCGTTACCTGAGAGTCAAACCCAGAGGGTCTCAGGCTTGGTGATCTGCAGGAGGACTGCATCCTGGGCGGCTGCGTCCTTGTATTGCCTGCAGAACTTACCGACTGCATCGCGGTGAGCCTGACCCTCACCGATCACCGTAATGATCAGGCAGGGTTCGTCGACTAGTCCGCGCTCAGGAGACTCCCAGCGCCCTGTACCCTCTACGACGGTATGGCCTGAAGGGAAGCGGACACCCGCGAGGAACAGTGCAGCATCCTTGGCAGCTTGGACGCTGAGGGTAGGGGACTCGAGCCCGACGGTGATGGTGTACGTGGTGGCGTTGCTCATGGATTGGATCCTGTGGTTGGTGGAGGTGTGTTCCTCCATGTCTCTAAGATAGTCGGTTGGCCGCGGCTTGCCTAGGGTAGAAATACTCATCCTGCAATCTCGTTACAGAACTTAACATTCAACCTGGGGAGCCTGCGTGCCTGGCCGCGGCGTGCCTAGAGTAGAAATACTCAAGCCTCAGGGATGAGGCTGATGCGCTCGGTGATCACCAGTTCAGCGATCTTGCAGGCCCAGGCTCTGCTGGCTGCGGTCAGTGCGTCGCGTCGGGTGCCAGCCATTTCGGCGATGGCTTCAGCTTGGATTGCAGCGGTCAGGAGTTCGGTGCGGGTCATGGGTAGTTTTTCCTATGGGGTGGTTTGGGGTGGAGTGGTAGGCCTATCTACCTAGTAGGGTAATAGTACCTAGTGTCAGGCCTGGCAGCAGGATGGCAGCGAGCAGTAGTTCAATCATACTACTAGGCCTTGGTGGTGATCAGGGCGAGGACCTCGCGGGCTGCAGCGGTGTTCCCTTCACGGGTCAGCTCAGCTGCAAAGGCTTGGAGGTCTCTGACTTGCTTGGTGGTCATGGGTCGGTGGGGGAGAGAGAGTGAGTGAGGTGTGTTCCTCTCCCATGCCCATAGTATGGCCGATCGCCCGACCCTTGCCTAGGGGTAGAAATACTCATTCTGCGTTTTCGGTTTTTCTGGGATTTTCTGAGTTTTTCTGAGTTTTTCTGAGACTAGCGAGATTCGCCAGATGAGAACCGTTCGCAGTAATTACTGAGAACCGTTCGCAATAACCTGATGCCTGGCCAGCGAGCCAACTGAGAACCGTTCGCAATTACTGCTGAGAACCATTCGCAATAGGCACTGGGTAAAATTACTCAGGGCAGGCGGGTAGTACATCTGTACCCCCCACCCCCGACTCACCAGGGTGGTATCTCAGGCAGCCCCCTCTGAAAATTTTTCAAAAAAACTGAAACGGGTTTTATCAGTACAGGCTCTTTAGCCAGTCTCTTTCGCGTGGTTCCAGGAGCATTATGGTGCGATTGAGGAGGGTTTTAGATTGCTTAGCGGACATCTGGTGATAGAAGCGGCCAAGGAGTTGTTTTGTAGCGTCTTCTGAGCGGCAACGTACTGCCAACAGTAATGCTAGGGAATTGGTTACCATTTGTTGGCGAGTAAGATCCTTCATTATACCTGGTGGGCATACTAATATGACCGTTTAGAGTGCCGACTCATGGCTTTGGATGTTACTGGTAACTGGGTAGCGGGCGATGAGCTGCGTATTATCGAGGCGTTGAGTCTGCCATTTGGTTCGTATACGCTGGACTGTGTAAGCAACTGCTGTAATCAGCTTGAGGATATGAGTGCCCAGGCTGTATTGAACGTAAGGGAGTTGTTGACTGAGTATGAGGCAGCAAAAGCGGCTCAAACTACACAGGATTTAGGTGATGCTGAGGGTAAGACGCTGGTGAAGGCTGATGTATTGGAGTGGGAGGTAGATAAGGGCCAGGCAAGTGGTCCACAGAAGGAGATGATGAGGACTAAGGGTGAAATCGCGCAGTACTTTGCGTTTTGTTCCTGTCTTGGTGGCTATATGGGTGGTTACAATGGTGGTACACCACTGATTCGTAGCTGACGGCACACTAGATCAAAGGATTTTTACCAATGGCTGCCAAGAAAAAGGGTGCAATGAAAGGCTGCGGCATCAAGAATGGCTGTAAGTCTAAGAAAGGAGGCCTTACGGCCAAAGGAAGGAAGCGTATTAACGCTAAAACTGGTTCCAACCTGAAGGCACCTGTAACTGGCAAGGTAAAACCTGGCAGTAAGGATGCAAAACGTCGCAAATCATTCTGCGCTCGTTCGCGTGGCTGGACAGGAGAACGCGGAAGAGCTGCACGTCGTCGTTGGAAGTGCTGATTCGGTAGACTTTAACAGTATTTTTACGGTTTTCAACCCATGTCTGGTCATCCTGAAAACAGCCCAGAGGTTAACAAGCTCATGGCAGAGGTCGCTAAAGGCGATACCTGCGATGTTTGGTGCCTTGGTTGTGATGATTGGCGTAAAATGAACGCAGCATACGCCAAATATGTTAAAGGTGAGATAGAGTCCTGCGGACGCTGTAGGCAGTAACCACACGTTTATGGTATACTAGAGGTAGTTAAGCCTGTGGCAAATGAAGTGCAAGGAGCACTACCTCTACGACACCTGGAAAGCGATTCGCCAGCGGTGTAACAATCCGCGCTGCAAGGCCTATTCCAATTACGGCGGACGCGGAATCTACCTTGCCAGTGAGTGGAACGACTTCTGGACGTTCGTCAGAGACATGGGAGAGCGTCCTGAGGGCTTCTCTATCGAGCGAAAAGACAACGATGGCCCCTACGCCCCATGGAACTGCATTTGGGCTAGCAGAGGAGCTCAGAACAACAATCAACGTGCCCGCCACTTCGAGCCTCGGATCTATCACCAGCGTGGATCCTGGGAACTGCGGATCAAACAAAAGATTGTCAAGCAGTGCCAGACCGAAGAAGAAGTTCTCCAGGCAAAGCAGCAGCTCCTGCTCGATGGTACCACTACCCACAGGCGTGGATGCGTCACCCTGGACCGAGGTTCTTACACGTTCCGCATGGACGGCAAGTATCACGGCTCCTGGCATACTCTCGAGGAGGCGCTAGCCTATCAGTCCCAGTTCACTGAAACCAAGAACTGGCAAACAAGCCTCTGCTCATGCGGTAAATGCCGCAAGTGACGCGAGCGCATGGCGCGAGTGACACTATAAATCGCCGCCGCGCGGAATACTAGACAAGATAAAGGCGTATTATGGCATCTCCACTTCTTAGTTACGCCAATGCACGTATTCTGGTGCCTTCGCAGGGCGCTGTAAGCCTTGTTGATGGGCGCTGGGTAGAGGCCGCAGGGGATTCGTACCTTGTTAAGTGCTTTCTTTCCCGTCAGCAGTATTCTGGAGTGTCCTCGGGATCGAAAATGATCCCTATTCCGTCTCAGCTTGATGGCGAAATGATGCCTGGTGCGTCTGGAGACCAGTTCTACTACCGTGGCTATGCTCTAGAGTGGGTAAATGTACCCAGCAACTGGGATTTAGAGACTTCTGATGAGTCTGTGCTGACTTTTGCACAGGTTACGACGCAATATACATGGCTGGCAACTGGAACTGAGTGTAAATTCCGCTTTGGCCAGGATCCAATCATGTCCGCGGCTAAGATTCAGCGCTCTAGCGGCCAATACGGCGGCCTGGGCATCGATGAAATCATCTACAAGGAGATCGGCGGCGTTGAGCTGCAGCTGACAGGCGGTGACCTGCAGAACTAATTATGGCGCAATTCAAGTTTAGCCAGAAGCTGGAAATCAAGATGCCCAAAGTGCAGGGCAAGGCTGATAGCAAGAAGATGAAGGCTGCAGTCAACAAGGCCATCACAAAGGGGGCTCAGAAGGGCTCTACCTACGTGGAGCGGGGTCTCAGAGTAGCCTTGGACAACTCCATCGGCTCTGACTGGGCCTGGACCACAGGGACCCGTGATATTATTGACACAGGGCGCCTCATGGAGTCCCTGAGCATCAAAACAACGTTCAACCAGACCAAGGTCGGGTTCCAGGTCATCTACAAGACCCCGTATGCGGCCTTTGTTCATTATGGTGGCCTCATGAAGCCGTACGGTAACAAAAGCGCTGCTGATGTCCTGATTCCTGCTAGGCCGTGGGTTCAGGCGGTACTTGAAGGCACTCACGGGCAGCCCAAGTTTGACATCGAAACACCGTTCAACAAGGGCGTGAGTGAGGCCTGGACAGCACAGTTCGGATAGGTATCCTAGCCCAGATTTTAGTTAACCATGGCACGCAAGAAGAAGGGGCTCCCGTTCGTAGTACAGCCTCGTTTGCAGCCTATCGTCGAGAAAGTGGGTAGCGAAGAGAGCGGTATTCTCGAGATCGAGCGCCGTGGGTATCTGTCGGTGTCTGAGAAGGCCATGGTGCAGCAGACCACGCAGGGTGATGAGTCTATGCGTGCTATGTATGCTCTTGGCGGTCGTATTGCCCGCGAAACAGGCATTCAGCAGCTGCAGGTCATGGAGGACCTGATGAAGCCCTCTCGCCCTGACTACATGGGTGCTTACGAGGAGGAGATTCTTGCCTGCATGGTCGACCTGATGTCGTACCAGGAGCGGGTGAACCTCGTCCAGGCCACGGTGTTGATCATCTGTCGCGTTGACGACTCTTGGACTGTAGAGCAGTCGATGGACCTGCACCCAGACCTTCTTCGGGACCTGGCCATCCTGTACTACGAAGAAGATCAACGCTCTACCGAGGCCTTGACCGCTGCAGTCAAACAGGAAGGCGGTGCCGAGGGAAAGTAATTAGCCAGGACGAAGGGTACGACTTTGAGGAGTTCTATTGGATCCTCAAGTCAACCTTTCCTGGCGATCCCGAATTCTCCTTAGACAACTACGGGACCCTTCCCTGGGGTTATGTGGTAGCAGCTGTTAACAGGGGCTTGTCTGTGTATCATCGCAGGCTTCACGACAGCGAAAGGCCTGTCGCCATGCTGTCCTCGATATACGCGAACAGTCAAAGGGATCAGAAGAAGCAAAGCAAGCCATACAGCTACCTGGACTTCAGCTTTTACAAGCCAAAAACGGCTGGGGAGAAGCCCGAGGGATACAACGGAGCAGCCTACTTGGAGCTTCTTAAGCGCAAACTGCTGCCGTCCTGGGCGTTGTTCTGCTACAAGGACATGGCCGCCCATGCTGCTTCGGGATACGTCCCTGGAGAGCCTGCTCTGATAGCCGAGGATGCCATTCTGTTGCACCCAGAACCACAGCAAGGCGGTGGCTACACGGGTATGCTGATTGCCCTTGAGTCTGCTGGGGATCAGACAAGGGTCTTTACATCAACAAAGGGCACCGAAGTTAGGCTCCGAGTACCCTTTGTCGAGACTAAGGTCATAGCGAGGGAGGACGAGGTCCTCACCCCATAGGCCAGGAGGTGCCGATTTCGTTGATGTACTGGTCGACGATCCTGGCGTCTTCTTCCGAGTACTGCCCAAACCCTTGAATGCCACCCTTCAGCCACTGGCGAATACGCCACTCTGACTCAATGGTATAGAACGGCTGCATACGGAACCAGGCGACCCATTGCTGGGATGACTTGTCCTGGTTGCATTCACGGCAGGCGGGGATGCAGTTGCTGGTCTTGTCTTCGCCACCACTGGACTTTGGGCGGACGTGATCTACTGTTAAGCTGTCGTCGTCGATTGGAGGCTTGCCACAATAGGCACAACGGTTGTTCCAGGCGTCTTTGATAGATTGGCGCCATTGGCGACGGGCTTCGCCGCGAGTCAAGGCAGACATGCTGTGTAAGTAATCTGAAACCCTCTCATAAACGGGGAGGAAATCCTGGGAGGAGTGCATCTCAGATAGTTATTGAGACGTCACCACGAAATGCGTATTCGTTCTTCAGCATTAAAGCCTCCGTGGTTTGTCTTGCCCCTATTCTACCAAGTAAGGAACACTAA